TTCCAATTTCTTTCATAACACTTGTTAAGTCTTTTTGTATGGTCTCTATATTCATATGGCGTTTTCCCTTATTATGTCTCGGATTTCTTCCTCTATATTATTTTTCTTCATATAAGCGGTCAAGTTGTCCATTAGATTTAATCCCATTTCTTTTTGTTTGGACAATCCCGAAACGAAGGCTTCCAAATCTTCATTACGTTCTGTGCTTTCCTCTTTCAGATTCATATCAAACACTTTGTGTCCTTCTGTTATAGGGATAAAGTGCTTTTCCAATCCGTTTGTTTTTGTATCATAGATGTAATAACAGGGCTTGTGGTCCACCTGATCTATTTTAGAACGCATTAACGAACCGCAATTTATAAGACGTTTATGGTTATGTTTTGCTTCAAAGGATTTATGATTATCCCCAGAAACCACCAGATCAAATTTATGTTTCTTTAGAAAAGGCAGAGCTTCTTCTTCGTGCCAGTCTTCTGATTTAACTGGAGAAATCATTCTGTGAATCAAGAGAATGTTGAGAGAGCTTTTGGTTGTTATCTCAGGTATTTCTTCTTCGAAGGAAGCTCCGTATAAATAAACATTCTTTTCCAATTCATAAGGAATGCTGTCAGCAATACGGAGAAATTCATAAGCGTCTCTGAGAGCATCTAACGGAGTATTCCCTTTATTTCTATATCTCAAATCATGCTGCCCGTGAATAGTGTGGATAGTTGTACCTTGTAAAATAGATAGTAATCTTCGGAAAGTAAGATAACTGAGAAAAGGAGTGTCTGTTAAATCCCCAGGTTGTAATATAGGCAAATTATGATTTTTGAGAACCATGAATTTTCTATACCATTCAGAAAGATAATCATCTGTTCGTGTTTGAGGAGGTTTGTCCGTGAAGTGCCAATCACCAGTCAAAAGTAATTTCATTCAGTTTCTTCTCCGATAGTTTAGTTCCACAAGTAGGGCATATTTTTACTTTAGCCAATAAATCAATGTATCTTTTGGTTTTGTTTTTAAGTTCCAAACCTGCTCCTTTTTTATCATCTTGGCACTTGAGTAGATTTGATAAAGCAACTTCTATATTCCATTTTTGTGTTTTCAGTTCAGATACGGTTTTGATTTTATCAAGGATGGATTGAATAGGGCTTTCTAATTCCAACCAACCTTTATCAGATTCCATTTCCTCCTGAACTTCTTTTAAAATCGCAAGTCGTCCTTGCAGATGTTCTTTCTTTTCCTTAAGAGATTGGTACTCTTTTGTCTTGTCAATCAGTTTTAAGATATCCGCTTCAGAATCAATCAACGGAGCCAGCGTCTCCCGATTTATCTTTATCTCTTCGAGTTGTGAGAGCTTTTCTCTGATATAAGTAACGGTAGCCTCAAATGCCGAAGCTTCCGCATGTTTTTTCTCTATACTCGTAACGAGTTTTTCGATCTCAGGCAGATTTGCGTACTTTTTGAGGTCTTCCTCTGTCTTGGTGTGGGTTTCTTTTAAATATACAATATTGGAATTCAGTTCTCGGATTTTCGATCCGATATTTTTATACAAAGTGTCGATTACATCCATACCAACAAGCTCGTTTAGTTTTTGAGCCCGAACTCCGGGAGTGTCTTTTAATAAAAAGTAGGTGTCATGTTGTCCTTGGACATTGTATTCCGACACGTTAAGAATGTCTGACACTTCTTGAGGAACGTCTGTCTTTATAGCTGATAAAGGATTTCCACCATTGATAAGATAGGAGTTCTTATTATTTTCTCTGGTAAGGCTGATTCTGTCTTTTCCAACAACACACTCAACCGTTACGGATTCTTTCAGAGGAGCATCCCAATTCTTGAATTCATCCCCAGAGGGACGGTTTGTGAAAAGCCAAGTAAGAGCTTTTGCAATTGTGGATTTCCCCGCATCAGAATCCCCAATCACTACGTTAAGACCCGGACTGAAAACTATTTCAGTTTCCTGATGGCTTTGGAAATTTATGATGTTTAATTCCTTTATGCCTTGCATATTAAATCCGTTTCTTTAGCAAAGATTTTTTTGGTGTTTGTAAAATGTTGGGGGAAACATTACCGAGAAAAACATCAAATGGTAAAACAATCGTCTCCTCCTCGGCAAAAATTATTCGGATTTGTTTTCTGATAAACTTATTTCCATACGCCAGGATGCCATAGTAATAAAGGTTTAACATTACACAAGCTTTTCTTCCGTTCCTTCGGAAGATAAGAATAGGTTCTCTTTTAGTAAGGGAAGCATCCCGACGGCATTGAGCCCACATCTTTTCAATAACCGTTTCTTTTTGTGCGGAATCCAGTAAGTCAAGAACGTCCCAACGGGAAATACCTTTATCAGTCTTTTTCCCGTATCCGGTTTTGCACTCGATACTCCACTGTTTAATCAAAGGTTCTCCGATGGAATCTGAGGCAGTTATGTCTCCGCCTTGTCCGGAGGTGTCTTTCCCTGATTTTCTTCTCATAGTGAATCTGCCCCCGGATGCCTGACTTCGGTAAAATACATCTTCTCTTTTACCACCAGTCCACCAAAGAGACAACGCCTTTGAGACTTCTCGCTCGAAATTTCCACCCTTTGCCATTAAGACTCCTCCTCAAACAAATTATCTTTTACCCCAAAAACGTTTGTCTTCCACTGTTGATAAACTTCTCTTGTCAGAAAGGAATTGAAACCATATGATTTACAAACTTCCACAAAGGCTTCCAAATTTAAGTGGTCTCTTTTATATGTTATCGGAAGAGTTCTTTTAAAAGGAAGCTCGACAAGAGGAATGTTTCTTTGAATAATCTCGGTTCCTTTTAAAATGTTTTGGTGAGCCATTGTGTTAAAGCTCAACTGTTTCCGAATAAATTTGGCGGCTGTTTTTTCTCCGACATTATCTATACCAGGGATTTCATCTGTTCTACAGCCGCCAATAGCTTTGACCATGATCCACTGCTTCGGTGTAACCCCATAATCTTTGTAAAGATTTTTAGCTGTGTATGACTGCTTTTTTCTTATAGAGTACAGGGACACCGTATCTGACAAGCATTGATATAGGTCTTCATCAGCAGAAACAATGACAAATTCATTTTCTGTTTTGGTTATAACGGCTACCAGATCATCAGCTTCATATCCGATCTGCATGTGATTGTTTGCAAATCCCAAATAGGGAATAATCGTGTCTCGAAGAGTGTCAAACTGAGGATACGACAAAGCATCCAACTCCAAATCTTCTTCGGTTTTATTTGTCTTTCTTTTTGCTTTATAAGCAGGAAAAATTTCCTTTCTTAAAGATGTTTTGGAATCCCAAGTAAAAATGAATTTGTTGGTTTCAAATGCCTTAGCCAGGGACAGAATTTGTCGGAGAAATCCGAAGACAACTCCGACTTTCATTTCCTGATAAGACAGCCCTTTCATGCTATGTTTCGATAGGTGGCAAATATAATTGCTGTCGATCACCAGAATCATGGTTTCTTTCCTCCAAAAAGATTTGTAACCAAATTTCCGTTTTTGGGAATACTAGGAACAACCTTTATAGAGGAAGTTGTTTCCTGATAGAGATTCAGAACTTTGGAATCTTTTATTTTGTATAAGAAAACGGGAGGTCTGGCAAGAAACATTCTTTTGGGTTGTCCAAAAGGTTCTTGTAAACTTAGCGTAGGCGGTTTTCCCTGAAGTATCTGCACAATTCTGGGATTGATGATTACAAAACTTCCAGACAGGCTTTCGAGCATTCCTACCATCATACCAATTCCTTCTACGAAAAAGCAACAGACGTCCTTCTCATCTATATTCATACCGGTCATAAAATCTTTGTTCATAATCACCTCAGTTTAAGTTTTCGAATTGTCATAAACTTCTTTTCTATATCTTCCCACAAATCAATCGTTTGTTCTTTCAAAGCAAGCACCAAGTTTTCTTTTTCTACCCATTGAATAGCCATATTTAAAGCTTGATAAGTCTTCCCATCAGGACATGTATAGACGGTGTTGTTTGTCATGTTTTTAATGTATTGGAGATTCCCACGAATATCATCAATACCATAACCGAATATGATGTATATCGGAGCTGATCTGTAAGGGTCATCTATACTTTTTACAATGTAGGCTTCGCTTTCAATGCCAACGACCTTTTCAATTTCTACTCCCGATTTCTTTTCTTTTTCTTTCTTGCCCGTTTTTGGTACTTCTTCATCTTTTCCAGACGCACTGATTTTGATTGATTTTTTGATTTCTTCTTGTTGTCTCAGGCGTATTCTTACAGAAGAATAAAAGGCTGTGGCCATTCCCCCCGGTGTAGTTTCTCCGTAGTCTCCCTGACGTACTTGGTTAGTGCAGATCCATAACCAATTGTCGTTAGCCATTTGTCTACAAATCTTTCGGAAACCAGTAGAGAACTCTTTGCCTCTTTTCATCCCCATCTTGTCTCCCTTCGGACCTAATTCAAGTTCAGTAGATAGGGCAGCTAATGAGTCGGTGCCTCGGGCATTGATAATATTCGTGTTTTTAGGTTTCCATTTTTGAGCATTTGCAAATATCTCTTCCACTGTATTTGGACGGTTGTACCCGTATTTGGCAATGTCTAAGCCGTAGATTCGAGAGTATTCTTTATCCAAACGGGCTTCTGGGTCTTCAATTTCTGTTTCCCCACCATTGGACTGTACAGATGCAAGAATCTCAGCAAGTATGGCGGTCTTTCCTGACTGAGACCGCCCGAATACTTCTATAAGGATGCCTCCAGGAATTCCCCCTCCTCTTTTTCTCTTTCCCGAAATAGCTAAATCAAGTAAAGTGGACCCCGTCGAAACGACGGAGTCCATATTTACATTTCGAGTGATAAAAGAAAGATCGACATCTGGATCGGAAGCTATAACCTCTTCCACTTCTTTCGCTCTTTTCTTTATTATCGGACTCATTTGCTTCTCCTCGTCAGGACTTTCTTCTTTGGCTCTGCCGGAACTTCCTCTTCTTTAAGGCTTGTGTTTTTCTCCCGACAAGCTGCTTTTGCTTCACAGGAAGAACACTCTTCATATTCCCTGTACTCTTTTCCGAACACAGCTCCGTAGGGACATTCTTCGACAGATCCGTCAGGATCTCCGGAAACTTCTTCCTCTTCTTCTTTAGCAGGTTTCTTTCCTGCTTTTTCTTTTTGCGGAGCTTCATCCTCATCTTCTTCTTTAGCAGGTTTCTTTCCTGCTTTTTCTTTTCGAGGAACATCTTCTTCTTTCTCCGTATCTTTTGCAGTTGCCCAGTAAGCTTCGCTGACTTCTTCGTAAGTCGGAACATGCAAAAGCTCATCAAGAGAGTGGGCGGCTTCGAGAATTTCTTCGGGAATATCTTCCCTATCCTTGAATTCGAAGGCTGTGAATTCTGTGGTTTTTCCTGATCCTTTTCTTCGGAAGCTGATAACTTTACCTTCGTCAATATCTGCGTAGGCTACTTCTCCCCCACCCCTCTTTTTATGAGCGAGTTCTTCGAGAGGATTTGTAAACAACCATTGAGAAACGTCCCACACCTGCACCCCCTTTTCTTCTTCTTTCGGAGAATCGAGACAGACAATATTGAAAATATTTCTGCGTGTAGGATTGAGGGATTTTAAGAACGTTTCATCAACGTCTTCCTCTCCATTGCGAAGTTCCGCCTGATGATCGCATATCGGGCATTTTTCTTTGTATGTTCTGTTCAGGCAGATGAAGCTGTCCTCATTGATTCCGACGGCTCTGTGAATGAAAATGTCGAGCATGAAATCTACTTTTCCTTCTTTCAGTCGGGGATGCTGAGTTCCGACAATATAAGGAACGATGTACAATTCGTGGTCGTCTTCTTTGCACTTCCAAAACTTGACGCTTGCTTTCTTGCCTTGATTGAAAAAATCCCGAAACCGGCCGGAATCGTCTTTG